TGGATTCTCAATATTATATCGCTGTTTGTCTTTGATACGTTTACATGGCGCGAATTGCTTACCTCTATTTTCGCTGTGGGAGCCGCTTGCATTTGCTTTGGTGGAATGGATGATTCCCCGGAAAAAGCAAAAAATTCCAAATACATGGTAGTTGACAAGGAAACCGGCGAGGTTATAGACGAAGAATATAAGCCGAAATCATAATAAAAGCCGCCTGAGTGTTCCAGCACTCAGACGGCAAACGATACCACCAATCAGCAATCACGACAAAGCCCAAAGGAGGATCACTCACAGTATAGCACGATCCCCCTGGGTATGCAACAGGAGGAAAGGCAAAAATGGCAAAGAAAAGCAAATATGGCGTCCGAAAGGACGGGCTGCACGAGGCAATCCGCACCATCAACGGCAAGCGGGTGGCCTTTCGCGGCAAGACAGATCGAGAGATCGACCGCAAAATCTTAGAGTACCAGATGGAGGCGGAGAAGGGCCGGAATTTCCCGGTGATCGCGGATGAATGGGAGCGGGAACACGAGAGCGAGATCTCCGAATCATCCCGGCGGGTATACAGCTACGCTGTGAAGCGTCTGAAAAAGGCGTTTCCGGGCAGGGCGTCGGAGATCGAGCCGGTAGACGTGAAGAACTACATCAAGCGCTTTGAGGCGCAAGGGCGCAGTGCCAACAGCGTCGGCATTGAGCTGGCGGTCTGCCGGATGATTTTTGCCCACGCGGTCATCCAGGGAGACATTCGGATCAATCCGGCGGCGGAGGTGAAAAAAAGCCGGGGCCTGCCCTGCAAAAAGCGGGAGGCACTGACGGAGGAACAGGAGGAGGCCGTGAAAACGGCGGGAGTGGCAAAGGCGGCCCGCTGGTGGCTGTTTGGCTATCTGCTGCTTTACACCGGATGCCGCCGGGGTGAGGCGCTGGCGCTGACCTACAAGGACATCGACCGCCGCGCCGGTGTGATCCACGTCAACAAAAAAGTCAGCTACGCAACCGGCAAGCCGGTGCTCGAAAATCACCTGAAGTCGGAGAACGGTCTGCGGGACATTCCCCTGCTGCCCCCTCTGGCGGACGCATTGCCGAAAAACCGGATCGGGCTGCTGTTCCCCGGTGACGATGGGGGCTATATGCGGCCCCACGAGATCACGCGGGAGTGGCGGCACTACTGCCGGGGCGTTGGCCTGAATGAGATCCAGCAGGGCGAAAACGGTGAGACGTTGGAGACGTTCCCTATCACGCCGCACTGCTTCAGGCACAGCTTTGCAACGATCTGCTATGAGGCGGGGCTTGATCCAAGACAGGCGGCTGGCCTGCTGGGCGATACGCCGGAGGGGGTGGAAGCGGTTTACACCCATCTGCGGCAGGACCGAAAGCAGACGGCAGCCGAAAAGCTGACGGCGTATTTCGAAGCTGTAAAGTAAAAACACTTTCGTGTGTATTTTTATGGAAGAAAATGGAAGAAAACTGTGAAGTTACTGTGAAGGTCGGGGCATGATTTATGCAACATCGTGTGACACTATCAGGCAAAGGCTAAAGAAGCCGAAGGCGTTCAAAATAAAGGCTTTGATGGCGCACAGTGTCAACGAGTGGAATTTAGAGAAAATCGTGAAAATTTAATACTTTTGTAACACTTTTTGAGGAATGGCAAGGGATTGGCGGCTATACTGTGAATGCTCTGTGAAGCGCAGAGAAAATGGCATAAAAAATCAGCGGCTCGGATGGCTCCGGGCCGCTGTTCTTTTTCGCTTGTCAACGCTCCCAACTGCGCTTGTCGGTGTCCTGCATGGTCTCAATGCCGGGGCGCTGGTGCTTCAACTCGGCGAACCGGGCAAAGGCTTTCCGGCGCTCCGTACCGAAATATTTCTCGTCCAAAACGCGCTCCGCGGTGCCGTCCTCGTAGGTGCGGACGATCCGCACAAAGTAGATCACCGGCTTGCCCCTGTAACCGGGGTCACGGATCAGCTCCAGCCGTTCACGGTATGCGGCAGTGGCAAGGGCGGCGTATCGCTCCGCCAGGGCTGCGCGGTACTCGGTCAGCTGGTCAATCAGCTCGTTACACCGGGCAATCATCCGGGCTGCACTGTCATCGTGGGCTTTGATGCGGTCAGCGGTCAGGGTGTCGGGCCGCAGCAGATAGGCGGTCAGCCGTATTTCCGCCTCCCGGCTGGGGTTGCCGTAGCGCTGGAATAAGTCGAGATAGCTCATATATGGGTCCCTTCTGCCCTCGTTACCTCCGGGGCGGGGTGGTGGTTAAGGTGTTTTAGTGCTGTGCGTCATAGGCGGAGAGCGCGCTTACAAGTCCGGCCTCCCACCGTTTTTCATTCTCTTTGGCGGTCTTGCTCATATCGTTTTCAAAGCCACAACAAGCATTGTAAAGTGGGCACCGCTCGCAATGGGTAAATGCGTATTTGTCGCAGAACTCGGCGCAGATACGGCGCTCAATCTCGTATGTGTAATTCATGCGGTGACCTCCTCGCAACTGGTGACGGTCCAATAGGCGATCCCGTCGGGACTATGCTCGTCACTTCCCCAACCGATTACCGTTCCGGCGGGGATGGGGTCGAAAGCTAAAATGGCTTCATGCCGGGAAGTACGTGTATTTTCGAGGCGGATTAAATATTTCATGTTCGATTCTCCTTTCAGTGGGTGGCGTGTCCCGGTCAAGCCGGGAGCGCGTCGGAGGTGGCAGCGGAGCGGGTAAAGGTGGTGCTTCCGTACTTGCTGCGGATCTCGTCCATTGTGGCCTTGCCACGTCTCCACTTGCGGCCCTCTTCGGGGTGATGCCAATACCATCTTGCCTTGTTCTGGGACCAGTGGAAACCGGCGGCTTTCAGATCGTCCTTGTGGGGCTTCGTATTGCCGCCGCACCACACCCAAGAGCCGACCAGCTCGACTTCCAGATCATCAAACTTCATCAGAAAGTCGATGATGTCGCGGAACTCGGCGGCGGTTTCGGTGGTCTGGTGGTATTCGTCCGCGCTGGCGTTGTGCTGCTTCTTCAGCATTTCAAAGAGTGCGTCATGCTCGGCGTTGATCTGCTGCATGGCCTCAGTGCTGCCGCCCATGTCCGGGTGATACTTCATAGCCAAGCGGCGATACTGCTTTTTCAGCTCGTCCAAGGTCTTTACATTCTCGAAATACTTCATCATTTTGTTATCCTCCTAAATTCGTTATACATACTAACTGTGTATGTCATTAAGCAAAGGGCTTCAAAGCCCCTCGCTTTTTAGTTTTTCAATGCCCATTCGGAAAAGTTCGGTTGTGCCGTGCTGCTCCTTGTTGCGGTCGATCCAGTCTATCAAATCGGCGTCTGTATCCTTTCGCAACTGGACTTGATAACGCTTGTAAGTCTTTTCGTTCCAGCGTCTTTTAACTTCCGTGCTGGTCGTTGTTTTTCGGGTTGCTATTGACTTCCGCCCCCTTCCGGGTTATACTTAGTAGCAAGGGCGCCGTTCTCCCTGAGTGGTAGTCGGGAAGTCGGCCAACTTGTCAAGTTTGTAGCTTGAAATTGCCGCTTCTCGCTATTGTCGGGGGGCGGTTATTTCTTTATCTGGTTCCCCAGAGAAACAGCCGCAATCACGAGCATAAGTAACGCGATGGTTTCCGTTAGGCTCATGGGCTGCCCTCCTTTCGGAGCTGGCCCCGGTCGCCCTTGCTGATGCTACAATAGCACATACACAGTCAGTATGTCAAGCCCTTTTTGAAAAAAATTTTCTGAGCGGGTCAATGCAGAATTTTGAGGTAGCGGCAAGCACACTCAAAAAGATATGAGCAGTGCCAGCCCTCAGCGTTGTGTAACGGGCATTCGCCACAGCCGCTGCACTTGTTGTATGCAGAGATGATGGCGCGGGCTTGCTCCTCGCTGGTAATAACAAATTTGCTCATGGTATTATCCTTTCCGGCCTGTCGGCCTGTGGCGTTGTCGTGGTTGCTGTTGTTGTCTTGGATTATAAGGCGGACTTATACGAGCTGTCAAGAGGGTTTTCGCAAATTCGTGCAGGTTTGGCGGGTTCGCACAGTATCAGGCGGACTTTTTTGTGCAAGCTGTCAGGCTGACTTATACGCGCATATGCGATATAATAAGACGCAAAAGGAGGTGTAGCCATTGGAGCGCAAGACATTGAGGACCAGCGACGCCCAGCGCCGCGCCTCTCTCAAATGGGAGCACGCGAACAATGAGAAAATCACAATCAAGCTGAGGACCGGCAGCGATCCCAGCAAGGCCCAGATCAGAGCGGCAGCAGCGGCGGCAGGCCAGAGCGTCAACGCCTGGATCATTGAGGCCATCCGGGACAAGCTGTAACGAGCGACAGAGCGTCGAGGGATAACACCCCCGGCGCTTTTCTCTTTGTGTGGGGCGGGGCGGCAGCAGCGAGAGAGGGAGAAGGAGGGGGGACTATAGGGGGAGAATAAGAGAGTGAGAGTGCAAGCGTCTAATACTTAGCACACCCCCCAAAGAGATATATATATTCTCTGGGTATAGATATATATACTTGCTTCTACTGGGAGAGTAGCCAAAGAGGGAGACACGGCGAATAAAAAACGCGAGAGAGCGAGGAAACACGAGGAAACGTGAGCAAAACAGAGCATTTGCAAGGTATTCGAAGCTATTGCGAGGTAGACCGCGAATGGGGCGGGGCTGGCGGTGGGCTGGTGGATGGCGGCGGCTGATGGGGGCAATTCGGTGGGGGGGGCAATTCCCTTTCCCGGTGAGATTTAAGGGGTCGTTAAATATTTTCGTTGCGGCTGCTGGGCTTCGGCTGCTGCTGCGTCGTTTCTGTGCAGTTTTTCTCCCGGTTCAGGCTATTCCGGTCACGGCTCCGGCTGGGAGGCTGATGCCATGAGACAGGGCCGGGGCTTCACCGGCTGGGGGTCAGGGGGCCAGAGGTAGAGCCGGGATGGTAGGGGGTTAGGGGGTAGCGGAAAAAGAGGGGGTGTCTCTTCCTCGTGGTATAGGGCTATATACACACATCCCCTCTCCCCTTTCCGAGAACCGGCGTGGCAGTGTCTGGGGCAGTGTTGGTGTGCCCTCTGGGGGGGTGGCGGAAAAATGGGGCGGGGGATTTTATGTAGAACATTACGAAAATAACTGAAACCCATTGCATTCGCTTGATGAAATATGCTTGAATGAAGTTGGCGGAAGAGGTTTCCACCTGCCTCCTATGTCAGAGCCAGTTTTCACTTTCCTTTCCTGTTGCCCGGTGGGCCCGACCGGCCCACCGGAGCATGGTTTCGTAGCTTAGCTGGAAGAGCGAGCGGTTGTTAACCGCTGGGTCGCAGGTTCGAGTCCTGCCGAAACCACCAGAATTTTTTGTGAGAGGGGGCCGGGAGCATGGCCAAAACAGCATCGAACCACAGCAAGGCACACATGGACGATATGAACAAGAAGGCCGCCGCGGCCCACAAGAAGCAGACGATTGAGAGAATCAAGGCGTTCCTGAAGCAGTCCGAGGAATACTTTGACGTGCAGGACCGGCTGGAACAGGCATACAGCGAGGCGGGTCTTGCCAATGCGATGCGATGGACGGTTCAGCGGCTTCAGGGGTATTACGACTACAACGATGGCCGGGAGGCCGATGTGGTCGAGGCACAGGTGGAAGCCTTTGAGGCGGGCAATGAGGAGATCGACGATCCCCGCTGCGTCATGAGCTACTACGTGCGGCTTGCGTACCAGCGCATCCAGGAGCAGATCGACACCAGCCCCATCTACCAGGAAAAGGGCATGGTGACGCGAGGCATTTTTCTGAACAAGCAGAAGCGTCTGGGCGGCTATCAGGACAAGCAGGAGACCCGTCAAGACATCAGCGTGAACGTGACCTTCGGGGACGGCGTGGACGCAAGCGACTTCAAGTGAGGAGGCGGCAAGGTGAACGGCCTGATTTTGGTTTTATCCCTGATCTGCGGCGCGGCCAGTATAGGCGCTGCCGTATGCGCAGTGCTGATTTTGCGGCTGCTGCGGGAGATCAAAGCCCCCTCCCCCACGGAACCGGAGAAGCCGGAGACGGAAGAGCCTACGGACCGGCAGAAAAGCGTGGAACAGGGAATTGACAACCTGATGACCTACGACCTGAACACCATGAAAGCCAGCCTGAAGGGGCGGGAGGTGTGATATGGCGGTTACGGTACAGCAGATTTTTGACATCGCCATCCACCTGATGGATTCCCAGAACGAATCCACCGGTTCCACGGACACGGCGGACACCAAGGAGTACAAGCTGCGGACCGTTTCCCTGCTGAACAGCGTTTTAGACCGGGCATTTCCGTACAGCGACAACTACCGGGACGCTTTGGAGGCGGCGGGCGGCAAGCGGCCTATCTGCCCCAAGGTGGCGGATATGGCGGACGAGGTGGCGTTAGATGAGCGGATCTGCACCGGGGCGCTGCCCTACGGTCTGGCAGGTCTGCTGTTGCTGGAAGAGGACCCCAGCCGGGCCAACTTCCTGTGGCAGACGTTCCTTGAACAGCTGGAACTGTGCCGCCAGAGCCTGCCCAGCGTGATCGGCGACGTGGAAAACCTCTACGGCGGCATTGAACACGGGGAGTTTGGCGCATGGTGGTAGATGGGACGTGGGTCTACCGCTGCCCTATCTGCGGGAAAGCGCTTCAGCACATCGAACCGGGCAGTGTGATCTACAACACGCCTATTTACTGCCGAAGATGCAAGGTGAGCCATTACCCCACCATTTTTGAGGGGCGGGAGCTGGATACAGACGTCCCCTTCCCCATCAAAACCGAATAACAGCGAGAGCCCAACGAGGCCATGAGAACGGCGAAAGCCGTTTCTTGTGGTCTCGTTTTTGTTTTATCAACAAAGCCAGACCAGGCTTTGAAAATACAAAAAACCGGCCAGACCAGGCCGGGGAAAGAGGCCAATATGGACGAAATTTTAGACCAGACCGCCGGTGAAGTGACTGCAAACGAGGACGCTTTTCTGGAGGACTGGGGCGGCGGCGCGGAGATGACGGCAGACCAGCCGGAGGAGACCGCAGAGCCGATGGAGACTGGCGAGGAAACGCCTGTCGAGGACCTTAGTGAGAGCGCAGAGACGCCGGATGAGGGCACCGAGCCCCCCGCAGATGCGGAACAGGCAGCCCTGACGCAGCAGACCGAGGCGGAGACCGTGGACGCACGGCCCCAGACATGGGAACTGCGGCACATGGGCGAAGTGCGGCAGGCAAACGAAGCGGAAATGGTGGCACTGGCCCAGAAGGGCATGGACTATGACCGCATCCGCAGCCAGTATGACGAGTTTAAGCCTGTGATGGAGATGGTCAACCGCTTTGCAAACCAGCAGGGGCTGAACACCAAGGAATACATTTCCATGCTCCGGGCGCAGGCCAAGCAGGCCGAGGGCTTAAGTGAAGCGGACGCACGGCGCTCCGTGGAGCTTGAGGACCGGGAGGCCGTTGTGGCCGCCGCAGAAGCGGAGCGGCAGGCCCAGCAGGACGCCATGGCGCAGGCCCAGAGGGCCGAGGCCGAGGCGGCAAGCCGCCGACAGGCGGACATTCAGGAATTTCAACAGACATTCCCCGAGGCAGCAAAGGACCCCAACAGCATTCCGCCTCAAGTGTGGGCGGATGTGCGGAACGGTTCCTCTTTGGTGGCAGCTTATGCACGTTTCAACAATGGACGATTAGAGCAAGAAATAGCAGACGCCAAGCGGGAGACCGCCTCCGTACAGCAGAACCAGCGGAACGCGGAGCGCTCCACCGGCAGCATGAGAAGCGCCGGGGACTGCTCCAAGACGCGGGACGATTTCGGAGATGCCTTTGACAGTGCCATGTAACGGCACTTTGCCTATGGGGAAACCGGACGAAAGAGAGGTTTTTACCTATGGCTATCAACTATGCAATCAAGTACGCAACCAAAATCGCGGAGCGCTTCAAGAAAGCCTCCATCACCGCCGATGACTGCGGCAACAGCTATTCCTGGCTGAATCCAAACAGCCGCACCATTCGCATCGGCAGCGTGAACACCGTGCCTGAGACCCAGTACACCCGCAGCGGCTCCAACCGCTTTGGCGAGGTCCATGACGTGGGTGACACCCTTCAGGAGATGACCTGCGAGATGCAGCCCGCCTTCTCCTTCACCATCGACGCGCTGGACCAGACCGATCAGGCCATCCAGAAGTCCGCGGGCAGCGCTCTGCGCCGTCAGCTGGACGAGGTGACCATCCCCGGCATGGACAAGCACCGCATCAAGAAGTGGGTCATGGGCGCGAACATCGCCGTGAAGGAGGCTACCGCCCCCACCAAGGCCACCATCGGCGGTCTCATCATCGACCTGAACGCGAAGATGACCGACGCGCTGGTGCCTCTGGAGGGCCGCACCCTCTACATCGCCACCGAGTACTACAAGCTGCTCAAGCAGATGCCCGATTACATCGGCGTGGATGCTCTGGGCAAGGAGGCTCTGGCGAAGGGCGTTGTGGGTGAGTTCGACGGCTGCCGCGTGAAGCCCATTCCCACCAGCTATATGCCTGCCGGTGTGTACTTCTTCATCAAGCACAAGGGCTGCACCGTGGACCCTGTGAAGCTCCAGAAGTACAACATCCTGACCGAGGTGCAGGGCTATTCCGGCCCCGTGGTGCAGGGCGTGACCTACTATGACAGCTTTGTGCTGGGTGCCAAGGGTGACGGTGTTGCCGTGTGCGGCAATGCTGCGATTCTGGCCGCCCCCACCCTGTCTATCAGCGGCCATGCCGTGACCATCGCCACTGCTTCCGGTGTGGTGTTCAAGTACACCACCGACGGCACCAACCCCCGGTACTCCACCACCGCCGAGGTCTACACCGCCCCTGTGACTCTGACCGCCGGTCAGACCCTGCGGGCCGTAGGCACCAAGGACGGCTGCGTGGGCATCGAGGGCACCAAGGATTACGAGTGATCTCATGGGAGGGGGCTGCGGCCCCTTCCCGCCTATATGGACGGAGCGGGTGCATGAACCCGGCCCGTCCGCCAGATATAAGGAGCGATTATGCCTCGATATAAACAGACAGCAGGCGGAACGGTACAAGTGGATTTGGGGACGCTGAACCCCAAACAGAAGCAGTTCTGCCAGTCCCGGAGCCGGTACACGGCTTACGGCGGTGCCAGAGGCGGCGGCAAGACACACGTTCTGCTGCGGAAGGCGGCAGGCGGCGCGCTTACCTACCCCGGCATCAAGATCCTGATCGTGCGCCAGGAGTACCCGGAATTGGAGCAGAACATCATTCTGCCTATGCAGAAGCTGATCCCGCCGGAGGTGGGCAGCTACAACGGCAGTATGCGCATGATGTTCTTCTGCAACGGCAGCATCATCAAATTCGGCCACTACGGAGCCGGAGACGATCAGGAATATCAGGGCCTTGAATTTGACTGGATCTTCATGGAGGAGGCCACCCAGTTTACAGAGGGACAGTTCCGGACGCTGGGCGCGTGTCTGCGCGGCTCCACGAAGGTTCCCCGGCGGATGTACCTGACCTGCAACCCCGGCGGCATCGGCCATCTGTGGGTAAAGCGGCTGTTCGTGGACCGAGAGTATCGGGAGGGGGAAAAGGCCAAGGATTACACCTTCATCCCCGCCACGGTGGACGATAACCCTCAGCTTTTGGAAGCGTCCCCGGAGTACAAGCAAATGCTGGACCTACTGCCGGAGGATGTGCGGCGGGCGTGGCGCTACGGCGATTGGAACGCCATGGCAGGCACGTTCTTCCCGGAGTTCCGGCGGGAGACCCATGTGATCTCGCCTTTTGTGCGGGTGCCCCGGGAGTGGAAGAAATACCGGGCGTTCGACTACGGCCTTGATATGTTCGCCTGCCTTTGGGTGGCGGTGGACTTTGAGGGGCGGGCCTATGTGTACCGTGAGGTACAGCAAAGCGGCTTGATCGTATCCGAGGCGGCAAAGCTGGCAAATGCCCTGACCCCGCCGGAGGAGCACATTGAGTTCACCATTGCCCCGCCGGATATGTGGAACCGGCAGAAGGACAGCGGCCGGAGCATGGCGGAGATCTTCGCGCAGAACGGGCTGGGGCTGCTGAAGGCCAGTAACAACCGCGTTCAGGGCTGGATGGCCGTTAAGGAGCTGCTGAAGCCTATGAAGAGCGACACGGACCGGCCCGGACTGCTGGTAACGGAAAACTGCGTGGGCCTGATCCGCAACCTGCCCTCCATCCAGCATGACGAGAAAAACCCATCGGACTGCGCCACGGAGCCCCACGAGATCACCCATATCTGCGACGCTGCCCGGTATTTCTGCGTGACCCGCGTTCTGGGCGCACAGAAAACCGTGGAAAAGATCGTGGACGATTTCGACGAGGGCGAGGATTACGATGACGTGATGACGGGCGGGGAAATGACCGCCGATTATCTATCCTACGGATAAAGGGGGCCCGGACGATGGCTCAAATCACATCCAGCAACGATATTCAGGTGTTGAAGATCCGCCAGTTTCTGGGCCTGAACGAAAACCCTGACGGCGATACCAAGATCAAGAACGGCGAAATGAGCAAGATGCGGAATTTCCGGGTGACGCGGGAGAAGCATTTGCAGCTGCGCCCCGGCACCAAGACAGTCCTGAACCTGAAAACGGCATGGGACGCATGGTGCGCGGAGAGCGGCCACACAGCCCCCACAGAGAGCCCTGTTTTCTCCGGGGCGTGGGAGGGCGTGGTAGACAGCAAGCAGCGGACCCTTGCCGCCTTCGGCGGGCTGATCTTCTCTCTGGACCCGGCGGCGGCAACAACCAAGGTTGTGGGCCAGTGCACACAGGACCAGACCTCGTTCTTCGGGTTTTCCAACAAGGTCTATCTGCTGAACGGCCATGAGTACATGAGCTGGGACGGCAAGGAGGACAGCAGCTTTGCGGCGGTGGAGGGCTATATCCCCACAGTGATGAACGCCACCACGCCTGCGGGCGGCGGGTTTCTGCTGGAAAACGTGAACCGGCTGACGGGCAAGCGAAAGGTGCTGTATTCCCCGGACGGCAAGGAGACGGTTTTCCACATCCCGGAAAAGACGGTGGATGAGATTATCTCTGTGAAGATCGGAGACACGGCACAGACCTACACCTCTGACCTGAAGGCACGGACCTTCACCATTACCCCCGCCCCAGCCGCCGGGACCAACACACTGGAGCTGGTCTATCGCAGCGGCAACGGAGAACGGGCGCAGGTGACTGGGATGCGCTTCTCCGAGCTTTACAACGGCCAGACAGACAGCCGCGTGTTTCTCTACGGAGACGGCACCAACAAGACCATTTACTCCGGCATTGACTCCGCCACGGGTAAGCCTTCGGCGGAATATTTCCCGGATCTGTACGAGGCAGAGGTGGGCGAGGCCAACACGCCCATCACCGGCATGGTGCGTCATTACGCACGGCTGGTGGTATTCAAACAGGACGCCACCTACTCCATGAGCTATTCCACGCTGGTAACGGCTACGGACGTCACCACGGCGGCGTTTTACGTGACCCCTGTCAACCGGCAGTTCGGCAACAAGGCTCCGGGGCAGGTGGACATTCTGGAGAACAACCCACTGACGCTGGACGATCAGGCGGTGTACCGGTGGCGGAGCGTATCTACCGGCGGCAATATCACCTTTGACGAGCGGAACGCGGAACGGATCAGCAACCGGGTAGAGGTGACGCTGCAAGGCTTTGACATGGCAGAGACCCGGACCTTCAACCGAAAATCGGCGCAGGAATACTGGTGGATGTACGGAGACAAGGCGCTGATCCTGAACTACGGCGCGGACGCATGGTATCTCTACGCCGGATTGAGCTTCCGGGCCATGGTGGAGGTAGGGCTGGAGACCTACGGCTTCCGGCCCGACGGCGGCGTGGTGCATCTTTCCCGGCAGTACCGGAACGATGACGGCAAGGACATTGACGCCTACGCGGCCACCGGCTCCATGGACTTTGACCGGGACTGGGTGCTGAAATACAGCCCGCTTATTTTCGTGGCGATCCAGCCGGAGAGCAACGCCCGTGTGCACGTGACGGTGGAGACCAACCGCCGCAGCGACTACCCGGAGAAAACCGTGTCCTCCGGCCTGACCACTTTTGCCCATGCGGACTTCGCGCACTGGTCCTTCGGCACCAACCGGAAGCCGCAGGTGCGGCGGGTGAAGATGAAGGTGAAGAAGGCCACCTTCTACAAGCTGGTATTCAAAAGCAAATCGGCATCGTCTACCGCAACGGTTCTGGAGACGGACGTGCAGCTCCGCTATACCGGAAATGTGAAATAAAGGGGTGAACCCATGAGCAAACAGACGATGACCCCGGAGCGGGTCGGTAAGGAATACAGCGCGGGGATCAGCTTCAACAGCGGCATTGACCTCTATGACTGCGTGGAGACCAACGAGAATTTCTTCATCGGGAAGCAGTGGGAGGGTGTGCAGAGCAACGGCCTCCCCACCCCCGTATTCAACTTCCTGAAACGGGTGGTGCTGTTCTCCGTGGCGAATATCTCCACGGACAATCTGAAGCTGTGGGCGCGGGCCATGTCCTCCAGCGGGGAGCGGAACACGCAGACCTTGGAGCTGGTGGCTGACATTCTCAACGATCAGTTTGCGTCCATCTTTGAGCACAACAGCATCGGCGGGCGCATCCGGGAGTTTACCAGAAACGCCGCCGTGGACGGTGACGGCTGTATGTATACCTACTGGGACGATACGGCGGAGACCGGACAGGCCAGCAAGGGCGCCATCCGCACAGAGGCGCTGATGAATACGCAGGTTTTGTTCGGCAATCCCAACAACCGGGACGTGCAGAGCCAGCCCTACATCATTCTGGAACGGCGAATGCTGCTGAGCGAGGCCCGGAAGCGGGCCAAGCGGTACGGCAAGGACCCGGACGAGATCCAGCCGGACAACAAGGACTGCGGAAACAACTACATGGATTCCATGAGCGGCAGCGGGAACAAAGTGACGGTGCTGCTCCGGCTATGGAAGGATGACGAGACCGGCACCGTCCATGCCTACGAGTGCACCCGGCAGGCGGAGATCCGGGGCGATCTGGACCTTGGCATCAAGCTCTATCCTCTGACGTGGATGAACTGGGACTATGTGCAGGACTGCTATCACGGACAGGCCATGATCACCGGCCTCCTGCCAAACCAGATCTTTGTAAACAAGCTGTTCGCCATGTCCATGATCTCCCTCATGACACTGGCCTATCCGAAGGTGGTATACGATTCCACCAAGGTAGCCAAGTGGACAAACAAGATCGGCGGGGCCATCCCGGTAAACGGAAGCGTGGAGGGCGTGGCGAAGATCATTGACCCCGCCAGCATTTCCCCCCAGATCAGCCAGTTTATTGATATTGCCATCAGCTACACCCAGAAGTTCCTCGGCGCGTCGGACGTGGCGCTGGGCGATACCCGCCCGGACAACACCTCTGCCATTATCGCTTTGCAGCGGGCGGCGGCTACGCCTATGGAGCTGACGAAGCAGAACCTTTTGCAGAGCATTGAGGATCTGGGCCGCATCTACATGGAGTTTATGGGCGAGTACTACGGGGAACGGTATGTGGAGATCTCCAACCCCTATGACAGCAGCAAATTGGTGGTCCCCTTTGATTTCTCCATCCTGAAGGAGATCCCCTTCACCATCGGGCTGGACGCAGGCGCGGCTTCCTATTGGAGCGAGATCGCGGCCATGCAGACGCTGGACAACCTTCTGATGCAGGGTAAGATCTCCACAGTGGAATATCTGAAGCGGCTGCCTGCCGGTCAGATCACCGACAAGGAGGCACTAATTCAAGCCCTCCAGCAGCAGGAACGTGCTATGATGGGTGGTCAGCCGGGAGCAGAGGGCGAACAGCCTGTTGCCGAAGAGGAAGCCGTCCCCATTCGGGGCGGGGCCGGATACGGCCAGTTGCAGCGGAAAATCAACGAGACCGGCGAAGTGCCGAAAACGGAGGTAGGTGCTTAAATGGAGAAACGATTGACAGCGGACCTGAACGTGGTAGCCAACTCCAATCTGGAGATCCAGATGCTGGACGGCGATCTGAATATCATTCAGAAGCTGGATGACGAACCGAACGACGTAGGCGGTCTGACCAGTGCGGAGCTGAAAGCCAAGTTCGACGAAGGCGGCAACATCATTAAGAAGTACATCAACGAGACCCTGATCCCGGCAGTGCTGACGGATGATGCCACGGAGGAGAGCCGCAAGCAAGCGGAAGCGGCGCGGGTCGCAGCAGAGCAGGGCCGTGCATCTGCGGAGGAAGTTCGGGTATCTGCGGAAACAGCACGGGCAGCCGCGGAGCAAGCCCGGTCCGAGGCCGAAGCCTCCCGCGTGTCCGCCGAAAACGCGAGAGAGGCTGCGGAGACGGCCAGAGCCGACGAGACCGCCGGTATCGTAGCCCGGGCAACGGAACAGGCCAATGCGGCGGCGGGCAGCGCGTCTCAAGCCGCAGGCAGTGAGCAGAGCGCCAAGGATGCGGCGGGTACGGCCACCAACGCGGCAAACTCCGCCAGCCAGTCGGCGGAGGCGGCATCCGGCTCCGCGTCTCAGGCCAGCGCGGCAGCGGCGGCGGCGGCTGGAAGCGCCGCAGGCGCGGAGATTGCCAGCAAAACCGCTCAAAGCTGGGCCGTAGGCGGAACCGGGACACGCCCCGGGGAGGACACGGACAACGCCAAGTATTGGGCAGAGAAGGCACAGGCAGTTGTGGGCGGTGACTTCGCTACCAAGGTGGAGGCGCAGGGCTATGTAACGGCGCATAACGAGAGCGACGCCGCCCACCCGGACATCCGAGAGGCGCTGAACGACAAGGCGGCGGCCACACACGCCAGCCAGCACGGGAAGGATGGGGAGGACCCCATTACCCCTGCGGCCATTGGCGCGGCGTCGCTGGGCGCGGACGGCAAGGTGCCTGCAAGCCAGCTGCCGGAAATTTCCTCCGTCAAGACCTACACCGCCACCATCGGCACCACATGGACGGAGGACAGCAACACCGGGGTCAAGACCCAGAACGTGGCGATTCCGGGGGTGCTGGCAAGCCACACGGCCACGGTGGATCATGCTTACACCGGCAGTGGGACCTCCGACGATTACGCGGCCTTTGTGGAAGCGGAGAACCAGTATCTCAACTGCATTACCAACGGCTACGCCGAGACCTACAACGGCGGCATCAAGTTTACGATCTTCGGGGACGCCAACACGGTTGCGATCCCCATTGTTGCGGAGGTGAGCTGATGGGACGTGTGATTTTGAGCGGGGCGAGCAAGGGAATGACAGTTCCGTCTACAATAAAGGCGAACTTTGCGGGCAATACGTGGGCTACTATCATTGACGCCTGCCATAAAAACCAAGTCCCCGCTACTTGGGTGGTTGGCAACCAGAAAACTATGACCATCAACGGAACGGCTTACGTTATCGACATTATCGGCAAAAATCATGACGATTATGCAGATGGTTCCGGCAAGGCTCCGTTAACCTTCCAGCTGCACGACTGCTATGGAACTAAATATGCGATGAACAGCTCCGAGACTAACGTCGGCGGCTGGACGAGCTGCGCCATGCGAAACACACACTTGCCTGCCATCCTGAGCCAGATGCCGACGGAGGTACAAAATGGCATCCGGGAGGTAAACAAGCTGACCTCGGCGGGCAACCAGAGCGCCACTATCAACACCACGGCGGACAAGCTGTTTCTGCTAAGCGAGATTGAGATTTTCGGCAGCGTCAGCCACTCCAAAAGTGGCGAGGGGACGCAGTATGACTACTATAAGGCAGGCAACAGCCGGGTGAAGAACTACAACGGCAGCGCGTACAACTGGTTGGAGCGCTCTCCGCGTGGCAGCAACTCCGCGTTTTTCTGCTATGTCTCCATCGGCGGCGGCGCCTCCTACAGCTTCGCGAACGCTGAGAATGGCGTGGCCTTCGCCTTCTGCTTTTAAGGGGGTGGCCTTATGGGACACTGTTTATTTTTGCGGAAGGGCGAAGTGCATACGGCACCGGTGACGGGAGTGCTGGCCTCCAGCCTTGCGGTGGGTTCCACCGTAAAGCTGATGGAGGACGGCACGGCGGTGGAATATCTGGTGGTCAATCAGGGCATCCCGGAAAACAGCAACCTGTATGACGCAAGCTGTGACGGCACGTGGCTGCTGAGGAAGGATTGTCATAGCAGAAGACAGTGGAATACAACCACCGTGAACACGTATGCCAATAGCGCTATCAATACATGGTTGAACGGCGATTTCTTCAATAGTCTTGGCAGCGTGGAACAATCTGCGATTAAGCAGGTCAAAGTTCCATATTGCCCCGGGAATAAAAGCACCTCTGCCAAAACTGGCGCAAATGGTTTGAACACTAAGGCATTTTTATTGTCATTGCGCGAAATTGGTTCTGCTTCCGGTTACAGTCCAGATGAAGGAGCGACTATTGAAATCTTTAGCGGTTCATCGGGAGATTCTTATAAATACCCATACTTGGATGGGTCTAAGGTTGCATGGTTTACCCGCACCCCTTATACATCGTCCAACGGGGCGGATGCGGTGTTTACTATACCGGTCAATGGAGTTTTTAGCACAACAAGTGTTATGTCCACGTCGGGGATTAGACCGGCTTTGATTGTACCCAGCAATGCACTATTTGACGAAACTACTATGCTTTTAAAGGGCGTAAAGTAACGGGAAAAAGCCGGAGGTTTAATCCTTCGGCAGGACCCACAGATACAAATGAAACCGGCTGAATAATCAACCGAACAGTTGAAAGCGGTTGAATAATCAACCGAACAGTTGAAACCGGCTGAGTAAGCCGTAAAAATTGAAAGGAGAAACACTATGGAGAAGAAGTTTGCCGAGATCATCAACGAGGGCAAGAAGAACGGCGAGAGCATCGAGGTTATCAACACCAAGCTGAAGGAGGCCGGTGCCAACTTCCATTTAACCCCCGACGGTGGTATCGCCGGTTGGTCTGAGAAAGAAATGGCTGAGGGCTTCATCCCCGCAGAGACCGAGCCGGAGGACGTGAAGCATCTCCGTGACATCATGCGGTACAAGCCGGAGCTGGCGGGCCAGACCATGACCGTGACCGTTGCCGAGGGCCGCTATGAGGTGACTTACAACGCCAACGGAAACCCGGTAAAGGCCGTGCGGGTGAACCACTGAAGCACTGTGCAGGGAGGGCAAAAGCTATGAACGCAGTACATATTAAAAATCTAATTCTGGCGGCGCTGGCAACAACCGGCTCTGTCATCGCACAGGCTTTGGGCGGCTTGGATATGGCGCTGAAAGTGCTGATCTGCTTTATGATGCTGGATTACGCCACCGGATGGATGGTGGCAGCGATCTGGCACAAGTCCGGGAAGAGCAGCACCGGGGCACTGAGTTCCGATGCAGGCTTCAAGGGTCTTGCGAAGAAGTGCGTAGAACTGGCGCTTGTCTGGATGGGGGCGCTGTTAGACCAAGCTACATCCAGCGACTTTGTGAGAGACGCGGTTTGTATGTTCTTCATCGCCAATGAGGGATTGAGTATTTTAGAGAACACGGCCATTATGGGCGTTCCCTACCCGGCCTTTGTGAAGAATATGCTGGACGCCATCCGGCAGGCCAGCGACGAGGGCAAGCAGGAGGCCGGGACATGACGACGAGAGCGGGCACTGTCCCGCTCTCCGACCTCCAATTTTTGAAAATCTATTTCAATCGGCGGCGTCTCCGCTCCACCACGGCCAACCTGAAGAAGATGCTGGCGGAGGCGGGCGGGGACGCTATCTGCAACGGCTCCATTTTCCTGCGGAACCAGCAGCCCGCCTGCCACCTGAAAGCAGATGGGAAGGTTTACAAAGCCCCGGCATACCGGGCGTGGGCCATCAGCTGGAACACCCCGGCGGACTTCGGCGTGAAAACCGTGCCCAACAAGGACCGGAATTACATGGAGTGCGTTCACCTTATTATCGATGGGAAGAAAATATACCCCGTCACCTGCGGGTCGGATATGCGTTACCGTGCGCCCCGGACGGCCATCGGCACCAAGGATGGGCGGTTCGCCTACTACGTGAGCCGTGACCGGCGGACACCGGAACAGCTCCGGGATCTGCTGGCAGCGTCCGGTTGGGACAATGCCATTATGATGGACGGCGGCGGGTCTACCTGCTTCATGGACAAGGCGGGCAAGGGCTTTACCGGGGACGGGCGGGTGATTCCGTTCTTCCTCGTGTGGAAAAAGAAAAGCGGGGATGCGTGTGAGCCGGAAGGAGAAAAACCCATGGTAGAGATCAACGCCTATTCCAAGGCGAAGGACGGCGGCAAGAAGCTGTCCACCCATTTCAAAGTGAAAGAATTTGCCTGCAAGGACGGCTCCGATGCCGTACTGGTGGCTCCCCGGCTGGTGATGGTACTCCAGAGCATCCGCAGTCACTTCGGCGCGGCTGTGACCATCAACAGTGGGTATCGCACACCCCAGTACAACGCCAAAGTGGGCGGCGTGGCCCACAGCCAGCACTGCTACGGCACGGCGGCGGATATCACCGTGAAGGGCCAGACGCCGGAGACGGTGGCGGCCTACGCAAGAGAGCTGATGCCGGACTGGGGCGGTGTGGGCATCTACGCCAAGAAGGGCTTCACGCACATTGATACAAGGGAAGTCCGGGCAGACTGGAACGGATAAGGAGGGCCATGTATGGCAGGCTACTACGATAAAAACAAGGACTACTCCAAGGAACTTCAGCGGACGGACCTGTCGGCCTCCGAGCGGGAACGGCTGACTCAGGAGCGGCAGAACAAGATCGACGATAAGTACGGAGGCAGAGAGCCGAACATGATCGGCTCCGACAAGACGTATTCTCAGACCTACGGCGGGTCCAGCAACCGGGGGAACAGCGGAAGTTCCGGCGGCAGCTCTCAGGGGACCTTTGGAGGGTATACCTACGACCGCAAGGACAATGGCGGCGGCATCTACGGGACGCCCACCAGCAATTCCGAGGTAAAGAACTACAAGCAGAACGGCGTATCGTACCGGGTCGGCGCGGACATGAGCCGCCGCGAAGATCTGGCGAACCGGTATCAGGTGTCCAACGGTTATACCGTGTTCTATGACGATAACGGCTACGCCTACAAGGCCGTGAAGGGTGTGGCGGACTACACCCCCCATCAGGACATCAACGCCGGGAACGGCAGTTACGGCAAAAGCGGCGCATGGACAGACAATGAGATGATGTCCGCACTGGACCGCTCCAAGATCCAGGACATCCGCAACCGGCTCCAGCGGGGCGAGATCTCCGGCGATCAGGCGAACCAAGCGGCAAACGCCATCCGTGCCGGGTACGGCTACACCATCGACAAGAACGGCTATGTGACGGACAGCGGTGCCCTTTCTTCCGTGAATGATCTGCGGCGGCGGCTGGGGCTTGACAACAGCCCGGAAAGCGCGGAGCTGGCTTACTACCGCTATCTCATGGGGACGGACACCTCCCCCACCGCACAGGCCAACGGCAAGGTGCAGTCCTTCGGCGATTTCATGGCGGCAAACGGCGGCGTACAGGCCGGTACACCCGGCTACGGGACCCCGGCATACAGCCAGCAGCAGCGGGTCACGGACATCAACGCAGGCGGCGCGCCGTCCGGCAATCTCTCCACATCGCAGACCGGCATGAGCTTTGACATCGGGGACGGCAGCGACTACTTGAAGGAGCTGTACGCCAAGAAGGTGGCGGCGGAGCTGGCGGCGCTGAAATCCGCTTACGAGCAGAACACCGCCACGCTGGATGCCAGCCGTGCACAGATCGCGCCGGTGTATGACATTGCCCGGAACAGCGCGGCCAACCAGAACGCCTTGAGCCGGGGCAGATTTCAGGAGATGGCGGTGGCAAACGGCCTGAACACCGGCACCACCGGACAGGCGGCGCTGGCACAGGACGTTGTGCTCCAGCAGAACCTCTCCCAGATCGACCGGGAGCAGGCGGAAAAGACGGCGGCCATCGACCTTCAGCGGAGCCAGCTTGACACGGAGTACCGAAACGCCATTGCCAAGGCAAAGGCCACGGGAGACGCGGAGCTGGCAAACGCCCTGTACGAGGAATACGTCCGCCAGCAGAATCTCTATGCCAAGTACGGCGCACAGACGGGCGGCTCCGGCTCCGGCAGCTCCGGCGCGGCGGCTGTGGTAAAACCCAATCTGACCGCCAGTCAGGTACAGTCCGCGCTGAAAAACGGTATCGTGACGGATGACGTGATCTCCGCCTTCGATTACTATTACGGGCAGGGGGCCTACGATTCTCTGTACGGCACCGGCAAGCTGACCTCCGGCGGGCCCTCCGGCAGCACCACCTCCGGGGCCAAGAAGGGCAGCTATTCCAACGGCTCCCTGACCAATCAGCAGGTGAAGCAGCTCCAGAAATACTACGGCGTGTCTCAGGACGGCAAGTGGGGCAAGAACTCCAAGAAGGCCGCAGGCGGCCTGACAGCTGATCAAGCGTGGGCGAAGTATCAGGGGGGCAGCGGAAGCAGCACCGGCAGCATGACGCAGGGCGCTTTCATAGCGTCGGCCACCAGCCTGAACACGGATCTGAGTAACGGCAATGTGGACCGGGCATACAACTGGCTTACCAAGAACTATGGAAAGCTCTCCGCCAGCCAGAAGCAGGAGGTCCAGAACCTGCTGGCACAGTACGGGATTTCTTACTGAGAGGTGCACCAGTATGGCAAAAACACTAAGCGGATTTAAGGTAATTGGCGATACCTCCAAAATCGGAGCAGGCAGCAAAAAAGGAAGCGCGGGGCAGACAAGCCCCACGCCTTCTTCCAATGGGAGCAGCCGGACGCTTGGAGGCTTCAAGGTCATTGGCGACACCTCGAAAATCGGGGCAAAGGCCGCCGCAAAGACCACACAGCAGACCGGCGCACAGAGCGCCACCCTTACCCAAAGCACCACCCGCTACCCGCAGCCCATGGACAATGTAGGGAGGCAAACAGGGACCAACAGCCGCTTGCTTGCGGACACGAAGCAAAGCGGGACACTCATCCCATCCCTTGATAACGGGCGTGTGGGGAAGGTGATCTCCGGCGCAGCGAAGTCCGTCGGCTCCGCCTATACAAATCTGGGCGGTGTGCTGGCAGAGGGGGCCGGGAAGCTGAATACCCGGATCGCCAACCAGAACGCCGGGGGTTCCCTGCAAAGCGACCATGACGCGGTGAAGCGGTATGAAAAGATGCTCCGGGATGTGAAGTGGGCCAACGGACGGGCCATGAGCGCGAAGGACGTAAAGCAGGTGCAGGGCTACCTTGCCAGCGCCAAGCGGCGGATCGCGGCCCATGAGGGCTACACCAAGGCGGTGGAGCAGTCCGACAAGGCAGTGGCGGACAAGGCGTATCAGAAGGCCGACCGTCTGTCCCAAAGCTCCGCTGAGGACGTGGCGCAGGCCAAGGAAGGGCTGGGGCCGGTGGGGCGGTTCGCCGTGGATCTGGGCGTTCAGGGTGTACAGATGGCGGGGGACGTGGCAGCCAGCGCCGTGATCCCCGGTGCCGGTCTCGCTCTGATGACGGCCCGGTCTGCCGGAAGCAGCGCCCAACAGTCCAGACAGGCCGGGGCCAGCTATGACCAGCAGCTTGCTTACGGACTGGGCAGCGGTGCTCTGAGCCTTGCCACGGAGAAGATCGCCAACGTGGCAGGCCCCTTCAAGAAGGCGTTCGGCGCGGGTCTTGCCGATAAGGCGGCTGGCAAATTGATCGCAAAATTTGGAGAGAGTACAGCCGCTCAGGTCATGAGCGACCTTGCCAAGCGTCCCGCCGGGAGGCTGGCCCTCTCCATGATCTCCGAGGGCGGCGAGGAATTTATCGAGGACGTTTTCCAGCCCATCTTGCAGCGGGCCACCTATGACCCCTCTGCCCGGTTTGATCTGAGCGAGGCGCTGTATGACGCGGCGGTGGGCGCGGCCATGGGCGGCATCGGCGCGGGCGCTGACGTCATCCGACAGCGTGGAAGCAGTCAGGCGGACGCACAGCCCACGCAGGAGGTACGCCCGGAGGTGCGGGAGGGTATTGATACCCCCACCCCCGCAAACGCCGCAGAGGGCACGCAAAACGCCGCCTCCGGTGTGGAGACGGCGGCAAACAAGGGCGAGACAGTGCAGATCGTTGAACGGCTGCGAGAGAGTATACCGGGGCTTAACGGCACAGAGCCGGTATCGACCGTATCCTCCAAAGCAATCCCATTTGTCGAGGGCCGAACCATGGCTGAAAAGGCAAGGAAAATGTTTGAGGCCATTAAGGGGGTCGTGTCTCGACCCGGCTTTGGAGACATTGACATCAACGGGCGTTCCGTGAAGGACGATTTGAGCCATGGCGTAGGCGGGGCAAAGGCCGCCGTGATCCCCGCCATTCCGGAAGTGCTCCGGCGCGGGCAGCAAATTGATTTCCAGCAGAATTGGAAAGGACGCCCCTATGACGGCTATGTATTTGCCGCCCCGGTCACTATGGACGGCGAAACTGCTTATGTAGCTGCCGTTGTAAAGCGCACCAGCAAAAACCGATTTTATCTGCATGAAGTGATTGACGCGAACGGGAACGTTATAAAAATAGACGCCGGGGATCGTGCCAATCCAACCAGCCTTGCCACCAATGGTGACGCTGGGACACAATCTCAGGCGTCTATGGACATGGCCCCCGCAGAGGCCAGCTTGGTAGGTCCAGAACCTACGGCTTCCTCTGCGGTGTCAAGCCCTGTTGAGGGTACGCGTCCCCTCAATGCTAATGATAGCATAGCACAGGGGGCGGAAAATGTCAAGAACGGGGGTGCGGCGGAGTTTGACACGCCGGGTGACGCCGTGGCGGGTGCGGTGAACACGCCCTTTGATACCATGCAGGCCAAGAGTGAGGACTTTTACCCGGTCAACCCCAACAGCGCCCAGCGCATCCAGGCAGAACAGCGGCGGGCACCATCTGAGGTCCCCGTTGTGAACCCTGATACCGGGCGGAATGTGGAGAAAACGGTCTCCACCATTCTCAATAGCCCCCTCACATCCCCGGAGATGGCAACCGTGTATGAAAACGCCATTGCCGGCGGCGCGTTCGACTATGACGTGGTGACGGACCGGAGCGCCGTGCAGCAGGCGCAGGCCAAGATCGCGCGGGACGGCTGGCGTGAGGTAGCGAACAGCTTCATCGCCAAGGCGGAGCTGGGACAGCGGATCACCAAGGCGGACACCGCCGAGGCTATCAGCGCCTACAACCTTGCCATTTCCGAAGGAGACCACAAGGCCGCCTTTGAGCTGGCAACGGCCATTGCGGACGCGGCTCACGACAGCGCACAGATGGTGCAGGCCATGAACCTGATGAACCGGTTGACGCCGGAGGGCCGTCTGCTGACGCTGCGGCGGCTGGTAGACAAAATGAATGACCGGGCGGCACGGCAGAACCGGGCACCCCGGCAGAACACCGCCGACAGCGGAGACGTGGAAGGCGCACGGGTGGACTACATTGACAAGGTGACGGGCTTCACCCTCTCTGACGAGCTGGCCACCAACTACCTGATGGCAGAGACGGACGCGGAGCGGGCGGCGGCGTGGGACGCTATCACCACCTCCATTGCGGACCAGATCCCCAGCACCTTCATGGAGAAGGCAAATTTCTGGCGGTACACATCCATGCTGACCAACCCCACCACCCACATCCGCAACATCATGGGCAATGCCATTCAGATGGGTGCGCGGAAGATCAAGGACGGCATCGGAACCGCAATCGAGCGGGCGGTCATCAAAGATCAGAGCCAGCGGACAAAGGCCGTGAATGTTGACAAGGATCTGAAAGCCTTTGCCAAGGGCCAGTATGAGACGGACCAGAGCGCGGCGATGGGCAGCGGGAAGTATTCCGACGCCACGGCGGCAGGTATTGAGCGGGAGATCCAGAGCAAACGGAAAATGTTCAAGGGGGAGGATGTTCTCTCCCGCGCCGTGCAGGGCATTGGAGACCTGAACAGCCGCGCCCTTGACTATGAGGACGTGATCTTCAACCGCGCGGCCTATGTGGACAGCTTCGCCCAAGCACTGCAAGCCAAGGGCGTGACAGCGGCAGAGGCCCACGCGGGCACCAGAGCCGCAGACGTAGAGGCGGCACGGGCCTACGCCATTGAGGAAGCGCAGAAGGCTACCTACCGCAACACCACGGCGCTTTCCGAGGCGCTGTCTCAGTTTGGCCGCTATGAGGGGGATAACCCGGTAAAACGGGCAGGTTCCTTCGTGGCGGACGCCCTGTTCCCCTTCCGCAAGACCCCGGCCAATATCCTGACCACGGGCCTTGATTACAGCCCTGTTGGCATCGCAAAGAGTGTGAAGGAAGCTCTGTGGGATGTGCGGAGAGGCAACTGCACGGCGGCGGACGCCGTGGATTCCCTTGCATCCGGCCTCACCGGAACCGGCATTTTCGCGCTGGGCGCTTATCTGGCGGCGGAGGGGCTGCTCCACGTCCGGGCCGGTGACGATGACAAGGAAGAAGCCTTTGAGAAGTCCATGGGGGGGCAGGATTATGCTATTCAGATCGGGGACAAGTCCTACACGCTGGACTGGGCGCTTCCTGCGGCAATGCCCCTGTTTGCGGGCGCTGCCACCGAAAAATCCCATGAAAAGGGCGGCAGCACCTTCGACGCGCTGGTGGATTCTCTGCTGGGGATGCAGGACGTTGTGCTGGAAACCTCCATGCTGTCCTCCCTGAATGACTTGATCTCCTATTGGAGCTACGCCGACAACAAGGTTGGCTATCTGCTTGACCGGGCGGCCAGCAGCTATGCCGGACAGTATATCCCCGCCGCCGGCAGCAAGGTCGCCTCCGTATTTGATGATACGGTGCGGAAAAGCTATGTGGAGAAGGGCTCCGGGCAGGTCGCCTCTGACGTGAACTATTTCTTGCAGGGGGCGGCGAAGAAGGTCCCCGGCGCACGGAATCAGCTTCAGCCCATGGTGGATATGTGGGGCAACGAGGTCTCCAACGGCTCCGCACCGGAGCGGGTGTTCCAGTCTTTCTTCTCCCCCGGCTTCCTGAAGGCGCAGGACAACAGCCCCGCCACGCAGGAGATCCGGCGGCTGGCGAAGGCGACCGGAGACAGCACCGTTTATCCGGCGGCGGCGGAGAAGTCCTATACGGTGAAGGGTGAGACCCGGACCCTGACCGGCGAGGAATACACCCGGTACGCCAAGACCATGGGCCAGACGCGAAAGGAGCTGGTGGAGGCGGCAGTGAAGCTGCCCGCATACAAGTCCATGAGCGACAGCGAAAAGGCGGACTACATCCAGAACGTCTACAAGTACGCCAGAGAGACGGCCCGTCAGCAGGTGGACCCCAAGTATGAACCCAGCGACAAGTGGATTGAGAACGCCAAAACGTCCAAGCGGGACATCGGCGTGTCCACCGGGGAATTTCTGGCCCTGTACCAGAAGTACGGCAGCGGCAAAATGAGCGGCGCAGCCTACGAGAAAGTGAAGCAGGCGCATGATTCCGGTCTTTCCCCCAAGGAATATTTCTCCCTGAAGGACAGGGCCGACGCGGACGGAAACGGCAGGGTCAGCAAGGCGGAGGCCCGCGCCGCCCTTGCCGGTCAGGAAAACCGGGCGGACCTGTGGGACATTATCTGTACCACCAACGCAAAGAACCCCTATAAGTAAGAAAACACCCCCGCCGTCTGGCGGGGGTGTTTTGTTTGGTGTTTACATCATGGACAGGAGCGTTTTCACATGGGCGGCGCGGTCCAGCATCCGTTCATGCTCCCAGTCCCAGACGGCTTTCTCGGCCTCCGTTGGGTGGAGACCGGCGTCCTTCGCCTTTTCGATATGGCGGAGGGCCATCTCGTGGAGCCGATTGGCATGGCCCAGCTCCTGACGGCTGAGGTCGGCGTAGGTGCTGGCGGTCTCCGGGTCCTCGGCGTGCTTGACGGCCTCACGGGCGTACTTCTCGGCATCGTCCAGTTCTTCCCGGATGCCTTCGGCCAAGTGTCTGATCTCGTGCATAAGAGCCTCCTAACTCTGCTTGATCAGGGTGTAGAGCTTATCCACATCCGTTTCATTCAGCGTGACGTTCCCGATCAGGGGGATATTGGTAGTGACGGGGCCTTTGGCGGCTTCGGTTTTCAGGCAGGTGTAGATCTTGTCAATATCTACGTTCCCCGCCTCGTCAAAGACACCTAAGGCCTTTACGGCGGGGTGCTCCCGGAGGGCGGAAAGGCTGGCGTCCAGATTGCCAAGGGCCATAGCAGCCCCGGCGCCAACGGCCCATTTCTGCCAGCCGGTGAGCTTGCCGGTAAATTCCTCGTCCACATAGCGGGCAGCGCCCTGCTTGATCTGTTCCAATGTTACCATAGATTCCTCCAATGACGGGAGAGAGGGGCGCTATGCCCCTCTCTTTTTTCCTCTGCGCCTCTTAGCGACCGCAGTTGCAGCCGCAGCCACAGGTGGAGACGGGGAGGGGGTTATAGGTGGACTGGGGCGTGGTGCCGGTGCCGGTGGTGATGTCCGCGACCATTTTGGGATAAAAGGTGGCGTTGGTGTAGGTGACAATGGTGTTGTCAGCGCACTTCCGCTCGTCCCGCTCCCGGGAAATAGCCCCGCACAGCTCGTTCTTGCAGCAGTCCATACGCTCCTGCAACAGCTGGAAGCTGTCCTTGGTGGCCTGATTGTTGACCGCCTGAGAAGCCAGCGCACCATGCACCTCGCCCAGCTTGCCGTCGATGTACTTGTACATCTCCAACATCTTCTGGTCCTGATAGGTGTTGGCATCCCGCAGGGCAATGTCGCTGCGGAGCTTGGCGTTCTCCTGCACCATGGACAGCTCGTAGCGGTTGACCGTGTGGTTCTCGCTGCATCCGACCTCCGCCGCCATACCAGCGGCAAAGGGGATGACGCGATTGCCCAGCAGCATCCCGCCAAGACCGCCCAGAGAGTTCAGGACGCCCAGAGACAGACCGGCAATGCCGGTGCCGAGAGCAGTGCCCGCGACGCCCTTGCTTGCGAATTCAGCCATAGAGAGATTCCTCCTTCTCTAAAAATACACCCCCTGTTTCCGCGCGCAAAACAAGCGGTGCTCTATGGTTACCGTACCACAGGACACCGCTTGTCATGGCTTAGAGATGTTTTTTGTTTGGGCGGGAGATGCCTGCTTTATCCCGGATGGAGTGCAGACAGGCGTTTACGGAGGAACGGGATAAGTACAGCTCTGCCGCCGCATCCTCGATCGCCCAGCCACGGCGGCAAACCAGATTGAACACGCGCCGCTCCCGGTCTGTGAGATAGCGGCACTGCTCCATCTTTTGGAGCTGCTGGACGGTGTATCGGTATTTCATAATGGGCCTCCTTTACGAAGTGCCCCTCCCCTTTGATCTACCGATGCAGGGGTTCAGGACCCCTGCGTGTCTATCATGGCTAACAGCTTTTCCAGATCGTAAAAATTCCGTGGGTTCAGCCCGGTTTCCCGCTGAATGAGCCGAAAGCGGTAGCGGATGGAGTTGTAGTGCAGGTAAACCGCATCGCTGGTCTTTTTCATGCTCATGTTGTTCTCCGCATAGGTTTTCAGCAGTTTTTTGTCCCGATCCTCCATAGCTTACCTCCTTTTGTTGCGTGGGACGGCTGGCAACTTTTCGATAGCAATTTCAGCTTCACACAACTTACGATACATTGCGTGTTCAAAGCCTTTGAATGGCTTAAACTGCTGAAATTCGTTCTCTAATTCGATCAGCAGATTGACCACTTTGCGTTTCTCGATGTACCCATCCATCTTACTTTCCACCCAACAAGTACAGTTTCAGCCACAGGGGGATGTCGGCGGTCAAAATGCTTTTGAAATAAAACACGATAAACGCAATGCCAGCGGCTATGACCATCGTCCAAAAGGCTATCATCAGCCAGTCTTTCCGTTTCATTCAGTCCCTCCGTCCTTTCTCTCGCCGTAGCTGCAAAAATCGTCTTGCTGCATCGGCTGACCACTTAACGTGCAAAGAGCCTCGCCTGATGACACCGCAAAGCTATTGATATATGCATGCTTACAGTCCTTGCACCGCGTCACAACCACGGCATCCACGGTGGGGGCGTCTTGCAAAGCATCATCAAATGCATCAAACGCATCTGTTGCGCCTTGTTCAATCTGCTCGTTAAACAAGCGCTCTAATTCTTCCGCATCAATTAGCCGCATCGCTTTCACCTCCGTCCTTTCTTGCATGGAGAACAAAACAATCTATCAATCCAAGACACTTTTCCACTACCGCCAGTGGCACATTTCTTCGACTGGCAAGTCTTATTTTCTTTGTGATAATAGATGCAGTCCTTACACGGATTTCGCATCATTTTCACCTCCGTCCTTATTCACATTCTTCTTCCATTCGATATAGGCATCTCTATTCATGCGGTATTCATAGATCAGGCTTTCTGCTCGGAGGATATCCCTCCACTTATCACTTGCAGCTACCCAAGCCCAACCGGCGAAATAGATTGCCAAGCCGAGAACAACTGCCACCAGCGCAGCACCGCCGACAATCATAAAGGCCGCGCCAATATTCACCATCACGTTATCTATCATTCGCTGTCCCTCCGTCCATTATCGCCCCGCAGTTGGGGCAGTAATCATCTTCATCGTACATACCCTCTCCGCCAGTCGAGACATAGCACCCCCTGACTTCCCGCGCATCTTTGCACCGGGAGCATATAACGGTTGTGATCCCCAAATCGGTGTCCCACTCGCAGATCCACCGCCCATGCACCACCGGGGCAACATCGGCAGGGCGTACAGGGTTCACCTCTTTTCCTTCTGCGATACATGTCAATGCTGCAAGGATACGGTCGCCATGATAATAGCTATGCCCTGCAATAACTCTGTAAATGTCGTGAAGTGATACTGCCTTAGCAGCAGGAATTTCGTCCAAGTATTCAGCCATTGTTAATCCTCCTTAAACGCATTGTAGTGGCACCCCATACACTTGGGAAACACATCGTCAGGGTTTTCTTTCTGGTACTCTGCGAATTTTTGTGCCTTTTCTCTGGACTCGAAAACAGAAGAATAGTGAACGACCGGATTTATATTCCGTCTGTAAGATGGGCTGTAAATGCCACAGTAGAGTGCGCCCTGATAATCACAGCATACAATTTCTTTGATTGTCCCCTTGTACACTTTGTTGGAGCAATTCACCCACCAAACGGTATCTCCAATATTCAGTTTTGTCTTAATATCAGCTATTGTCAGCACCTCCGTCCATCTTGGCCCCGCAGTTGGGGCAGTAATTGGCACAAAGAGGCAGTACCCCGTCGCATTGAGAGCATCTGGCGTAGGACCCTCCGTTGTCAACCCTATGTCCATGCACCACCGGGGCCACGTCGGCAGCGGGCACTTTTTGCAATTTATCAAGCAACCGGCTTACCCGCATCACGGGCGCCATGCACGCCTCGCTTACCCACTCATTCGCAGCTTTCACCGCCGTTTCCCGTTTAATGTATTCAGCCATTGCCAGCACCTCCGTCCATTTTCGCACCGCAGTTAGGGCAATAGTGGGTATATTTAGCGATCAGATTATATCCCCGTTTGCACTCTGGGCAGATAATAATTCCGCTCCCATCTTCAATCCACTGTGCATGCACCACCGGGGCCACGTCGGAAGGACGCACAGGGTTCACTTTTTTTCCTTCTGCAATACAGGTCAATGCCGCAAGGATACGGTCGCCATGATAATAACTATGTCCTGCAATAACTCTGTAAATGTCATGAAGTGATACTACCTTAGCAGCAGGAATGCCGTAGAAATTCTCTGCCAAATCGTTATAGGCGTCTGCATAGATTCCGCTCTCTCCGCCAAGATCTTCAAACGCTTTTTGACATTCTTCCGATTGCTCACGGATATAAGCAATCGCCGCCTCCCGTTTAATGTATTCAGCCATCTTCATCCCCTCCAAATTCCGCCTCGTACTGTTTCGGCGTGATAATCTCGATGTCCTTTGCGGAATAGCCCAAGGCGTCGAGGCACATCAGTTTAGCCAGTTTGTCTTTGTCAATAGACGCCGCAGCGTCCTCATAGGATACGCCGGGTTTCGCCTCAAAGCTAATTTGAGCACCAAACGCCCCAGCCACGGTAAAGCAGATTTTATATTCAGCCATGGTCAGCCCTCCTCCACATAGCACCAGCTCTGGGGCGGGCGGTCGATCTTTCGCAGCTCAAAGCCGCCCTTGAACGTCCGCAACCCGGTAAACTCGCTCAGTTCGCGCGGCGTATCATAAATGCGCAATTCGGGAATATGCCAGCCGTAGCCGGTTCCCTTTAGGTAGTTCACAATTTCTTCCCGTGTCAGGCAGGCTTGCTTTTCTACGTCATCCGGTGCATGGTTGAGGGG